GTACCAAGCTCAACGATAGTTCCGTTGTTGTTGGTGAAGATACGCTTGTCAACTGTATTTACCGCTAGTTCGCCTGTAGTTATATCTTGGGCTGTAGGAACTGCGGAGGCTGTTGAGGAGCGTTTAATGAGAATTTGGGTTGCCATTTTCCATTCCTGTTTTGGTGGGGAACAATGAACCTTACTTTATGTAGGATTCTTTATAGCCCCTAATGTAAGACCTATAAAGAATCCCTCGCAGAGCTTCAGCGACACACCGCTAACACTGAAGTCTACGAGGGGGTTTATTAAGGCTTAGTTGCCCTAATTAGTTTATGCAGGAAGTACGATACCAACACCAGCTTCTGGACGTAGTGCCTTAACACCGTAGATAGTGTCAGAAGTGAAGAGAGTTGACAGGTATTCTTGCTTGTACTGAGTCTGAGCACGAACGCCCTGCTGCTCAGCGAATACGATAGCATCTTTGTGCATCAATACGCCTAGCTTGTTAGCGCCAGATTCCAGAGCAGGACAGTTAGTAGAAACGTAAACATCAATACCGTAAAGAGTACCGATCTTGCCGTTCTGTACGCCACGACCATCAACGAAGTCGCTGCTCATGTAACGGTCAATACCACGGATAGTATTAACAGCTGATGGAGGAATAACAAGAACACGCTTGTCCATTGGTACGTCAGCATCATCAAGGATCTGGATACCGTCACGGAAAGCAGCGTCAGTCATTACGTTAGCAGCACCGTTAGCAGCGTAAGCTTCCAAGCCACCACCAGCGCCTACTTCGTACAGAGTGAAGTTAGCCTGTGCTTCAGCGAAGAGGTCAGTATCAACCTGCTTAGCAAGAGCGTAGCCAGCGTCATCGGTGTAGAAACGACGAAGAGAAGCAAGAGCCTGTACTTCGGTGATATCTTCGATCAGACGTGAGTACTCGTAATGCTTGTCGATAGACACGATTACTTCTGACTCAGTAGCTGCCTGCAGTGTTACCTGAGACTCAGCGGTCTTTGAAGACGCAGCGCCACGGGTAGGCTTAGGGATATGGATAGTATCGCCTTTTTTGCCACGCATAGGCATTTTGTTTACGAGGTTAGCAAGTACGAGAGAGTTCTTGTACGCTGCTACGATCTCATCTGACCACAACTCTGGAATAAAAGTAGAAGCTGTGGTGTTAGTTACATGGTTAGATCCAAGTGCCATTATTAATTACCTTTCAAAATGGGATTATTATTTGACCCTACCTTCTGCATAGGCCCTAGATATTTCATCTGAGAGCGCCATATATCGGTCTGGGTCAGTTTGCATAAGTTTAATGATGTCAGCCCTACGGTATACTTTCCGTGTTGGTGCTTCACCAGAACCTGCTACAGAGCCTGTAGAGGCATTTTTTACTTGCTGCTTACGCTGAGTACGTTCTTGATTGGCTGCTTGAGTAACTACTTGTTGTCTTTCTTTCCAAGTGTTTAGTAGCTCATTAGCTGCATCAATATCATACTGCTGGTCAGCTTGTTGTAGCAACTGCGTGCGAATCTTTGAAGCCCCTACCCATTTCTGAAAGCCCTCGTCTTGAACAATGTCCATGTAATCAGGGTGTTCAGATTTCAGTGTCTGAATAGCTTTAGCCTGTTGCATTTGTTGCGTCAGCTGTTCAGCCTGCTTAAGTTTAGGATGGTTCTCAATAGCTTTCGCTACAGCTTTTTCTGGTTCTAAGTACCAATCAATTTCAGTATCTTCTTCCGTTGACTGTACTGGGGCAGTCTTAGTTTCAAGTTGTGCCTTTACAAAGTCATCAACGATCTTACGGAGTTCACCAACTTCAGAGCTTTGACGACCTAAGAGCTTTTCAGCCTCTTGGTGCATTCTAGCAATTTCAGAAGGCGATTTACCACGGTATTTGTCGGGTAGCTCGTCCTGCTCAGGTTGTTCAGGCTCGTCCTGAATCTGCTCAGTTTGTTCTGCCTCATCTAGCGAGGTAATTTCTTCGTGTTCGTTGTTGTCTTCTTGGCGCTCGTCATCTAATAGAATAGCCATATAAAACTCCGTGCATAATCGCATTATGGAAAGTAGCTGAAAGTGATCCCTCCAAGACACCCCTAGATTCAGGATCACCGTTTATTGTCAGTAAAGTTGGCTAGTATAGCTCTTCACTGTTTTGTTGCAGATCTTCGTAGGCAGCTTCAATAGCGTTTTGAAAGCCACGAATACGCTTCAAGATAAGCAACTGGCCTTTATAACTATGTAGCTCTTCAAGAGAGTTTACATAGTCTAAAGAGTCTAGACCGTCAATCATGTTGTCTACATCTTCTATGAAGAGTTTCCAGCCAGATCGACTAAATAGATCGAAGTATTCTTCGTATTGCTTTAGAACTTCGGAGTTGTCCATTTGAGGATTCCTTGTCTATACTTTATATTATAACACAAGTCAAGCAAAATGTCAAGAACTTTTTTAACTTTTTTGTTGACTTGTGCGTTTTTTAGTGGTAGGGGCCTGTTTAGACCCTAAACTGTCCACCTTGCTCAATAGCTCCTTGTGTGACTCTTGGAGGCTGTGGAACTCTTGCTCCAAGCTGTTGAGTTTCTGGGCGAGATTGTTCAGGAGTTCCTGAGTCTGCCTTGGTAGTAGCATTAGCATTTCCTTTAAGTTTGATTTCTTGTTCTTTGAGAATTAGTTCAGCCACTTTAGCTCGTTTCTGGAACTCTTTCTCATCTGCGTCTCCTTGTTGAAGGTTAGACGACAGGGCTTTGATACGATCTGTCTCAGCTTCAAACCGTGCCACTGAAGCTTCTGCTTTGTTCTTCTCAGCTCGTGCTGCAAAGTCCATAGCTTGTGCTTGGAACGCTTGAGTCTGTGCTTGCTGCATTGCCATCTGAGCTTGCTGAGCTTGTTGTGCTGCCTGCTGCGCTTGTGGATCAGGTTCTGCTGCTTTCTTAAGCTTAGCAATAAGTTCTTCACGGTTAGACAAGTTCATATTGTCAACTACAGACTCAATTAGAGAGTTGTAAAGTGGTGACTCAGGGCTTGTTGTCTGAAGAAGCTGTACAAGCTGTGTAACTTCGTATTCCCGTGCAATAATCCCAAGAGAAGAACTAGCAACAAACTTGTAGTCTTTTACTGGGTAACGCTCAGGGTCAAACTGCATATAACGGTAAGCAGCTTTACGTACAAACGGGATCAAGAATGACTCTTGGAAGTTAATCAACGTACGCTTGTGGCGCTTAATAATGGCTCCAAGGGACATAGAGATGCCTGCTGCCGTGCCTTCACCGTTAATAGTGCCTGCAATGCCTGCTGCGTCTACTGCGCCTGTAGCTTGCTGTACCATCGCTTGGAGTGATGCAGCTTGGTTAAACGTATTCGGGTCAAGGTTGCCAAACTTAAACGGCTGCAGAATCTCTGCTGGGTTTCCGTTAGTGAGGATTGTTTTACCCGGACGAATCTCCATCTTAGTGCCACGAGGAAGGCGAGAAGCGTCTACAGCCATCATAGGATGTACAGTTAGACTTAGTGCGTCAATACGAGCACGAAGTTCTGTATCAAGCGCTTTCTGGCTGTTGTAGCCTTTCTCACAAACACCACGGCCCCAGAAGCGGCTAGGAACTGCATCCCAAGCAAACGCTACAATAGGACGGTCTCCCATCATGTACGGGTTCTTTTCTACCTTCAACAACGTACCACCATTAGCAATAACTACAATAGCTTCAGTGTACTTGTTAGGGTATTCTTCTTCTACCAGTTCTTCTACTTCTTCATCTTCGTTGTACAAAGCGTCTTCAAATAAGTATGTAGGTACTAGTCCGTAGTACTTTGTAATACGTACTTTGTCATCTGAGTAAATTGCCAGCTCTTTATCGGCTTCCAAGTCAGAATCTGGTGCGTCTGGTGTAATGAACTCATCACGGTATACGCCTGATTCTTGAAGCATTTCAACCTGATGAATAGGAACGAATTCGTCTATCGCTACACCAAGTGCTTCGTCAATAGAAGTAGCTGCAGGGTCAATCAAGAAGTTCTGCGGCATAATAGGACGGAGTTTAACAACGGTGCGGTCTCGTGTCTCAACACCGATTGCTTCCATCTGTCCATCCATCATAGGCTGTGTAGCTGGTCGAACGTCTTTGACATCCTCTAGTACAACTTCACCTACGCCAGTACCAAAGATAGCTGAATTAAGAATACACTCTGCTACAGCCTTACGTACTTTACAGTATTCAAAATCCTCGTACATTAATCCACGTAGAAGCTGCACGTCAGATGTGTCTTGGTCGCCAAGGTTGTCTTTGATATCAAACCACTTGCCACGTCCAAAGGTAGCTTCTTCTACTTCGGCTACGCTGCTCTCTACAGCCTGTTGTAGTGCAGGGCTAATAATCTTAGAGCGCTCTGATTGACGCATAGAATCCGAGCCTTTCCAAATACCACGCCATAGACGGTAGTACTCGTCAAAGTCTTCTTTGTAGTTGGATTCGTAATGGTCACGCCACCCACCTACCTTATCCATCACCCAGTCTTCTAGGTTCTGTTCAATTATAAAATCATCTTTTTCTTCGAAGTTCATTTTAGTATCCTGTTATTGGGTCAAGCGCTTCGTAGTCATCTTCTTCGTAGTCTACGTAGTAGCTAATTTTTGCTAGTTGGTCAATGTAGGCTAACGAGTCTATTAAGTCATCATGTACCAAGGGGTTGGGGAACTGGAATAGTTGGTCACAGAACTCTGTATTCCATTCACCTTCTCCAAGGATAATCTGACCATTTTCAAAGCGCCCTTGTAGCGCCCAAACAATACGGTCAATCTTTTTCTGGTTGCCGTGCGTTAATTCTTCAATTCTAAAGTAGCGTTGATTCGCCTTCATTAGATCTGTTATGTATGGTAGTACTGCATTTCGTAGAGCACCTTTTTCAATACCAATCGAAACAGGCCTATACTTGGCTACTAAGTCAAAGATCTTCTTAGCCGTTTTCTTAATGTCCCAACGTCCATATACTATCTCAGCTACGTACCAGCCTTCTGTGTTTGCTTTTACAACTGATATAGCTGTTTGGTCAAGTTTCTTAGCCTTGGAGGTATTTGCGTGCTTTATGTCTGCAAAGCCTGCAAGGTCTACAGAGATGTAGAAATCACCATCATCTGGTTCATCTCCAAACTTTACCCAATCCTCTTTAAATATTTCAGAGCCTAACGCTTCAAACGAAGCCATGAACTCCTGACGAAAAGCATACGAGGACATTGATTTCTTCGCAACGTCAATCTCTGCTGGGTCCAATAAGGGGTTGTCGTAGGAAGTAAAGTGCCACGCCTTGTAGGTCTCATCTTCCTCAGAAGACGCATATGTAAATAAGTCATAAAAGTGGTTACGCCCCATTGGGGTTCCAATAAACATTGCATCACCCTTCTGGTCAGCTAGAGCAGGCCGAAGGATCTGTTCCCAAACAGTGGGCTTCATATCCGCATATTCGTCCAAGACTAGGAACTTTAGGGATACACCACGCATTGTCTCTGGTCTGTCAGCGCCCTTTAGCGAAATAGTTGCACCGTTGACCAAGGTAATGTGTAGGTTGTTAATGTGGCTTGATTTCACTACAGGATGTGCTAGCTCCAAGAGTGTTTGCCACATAATGTCCCTAGCTTGTCCCTGTGTAGGGGCTACGTAGAATACGTGTCCTTTGTTGGTCTGTAGTGCGTAGATTATGAGCATCCAAGCCGCTAATCGGGACTTACCAGTACGCCTTCCCGCAGCAATGATCTTAAAGCGAGTCTTGTCGTTAAAGACCTCTTGTTGCCAAGGAAGCAGCTCTACTTTTAAATCTGCCATTAATTTACATCCTTGACTTCGTAGTCAGTGTAGTCTATGTCGTCTACTGAGTCCTGTGTAGAACTTCCAATAGACACAGACTCACCACCGACACCACTGATAGTAATATTGACTGAAGCTCTTCCGCCATTCTCTTTGTCTTTTTCAAAGTAACCTACAGGCAACATACGGTCCATTAAGAGTTTCCAAGCCGCTGACTGGTTTTTATGTTCGTCATCCAAGGCCGCATTTAAGATACTGTCTAGGACCTTCTGAGACTTTGGAGACGCTAATAGCCTTGCTTTCATTTCGTTAATGGCTGCAGCGTCCCCTTTAGGTCTTCCTACAGGTCTATTCCCTGTCATGCGGCTAGCTAGCTCTTTAGTGCTAGGACGGCCTCTTTGTTTCTTTGGCGTACCATCAGCCTTATAGCCGTACGGTGCATTTTCATCTGGAAGTAAATCTTCTTCGCAGGTAATCTTCTTTTTTTTAGCCAAAACTTGTCCTCCATCGGGGGTATATAGCTATATAGACTATGTAGTAAACAGCGTTCTTTAGAATTCCAAGAGAAGATTAAATTTATTCACTTAGAGCAACCCTTTCAACTCTTTAGAGGATTCCTTTTGGATATTTGGAATCCTAACTCTAAAGACTCGATACTGGGTACAACGCTACGTCAGTAGTTTTTTGTTACTGTATAGTTATAGTATAGCATATTTTGAAGCAAATGTCAAGAACTTTTTAATGATTCTGCACAGATTCTTTATAGTGCCTTTTAC